GATGTGAATTGTACTTTTGTGCTAATTCTCTACAAGTCAATATCACTAAGGGAATTATACAGCACAAAAAAAGCTCCGAAGAGCTTTAAATTATTTCAGCTAGTTCTTTAGCTGTCATATATTCTTTAAATTGATTAATCTTATCATACTCCCATGGCATCTGAATCCTTACATTGATGTAATTAAAGTTCTCTATTGCCGAAACTTTGTACTTATCCTCATAATCATTATTAAGAGCAGATTGCACTAATGGCTCTATCTCATGCAGATATACTTTATCCTGCATCCTAGTCCATCTCCTGTGCATTCTGATGCCATGAATAACAGTAGCATGATGTCTATTGAGCATCTTACCTATTTGAGTAAGTGACACCTTACATTTGTTTAGCCTGTACATTACATAGTATCTCTTATAGACATATGCTCTATTTCTAGAATCAGTATCTAGCTGATACTTTGTGATCTGTAGTTTTAAAAAATTTAGTTCTTTCATTGTTCTGTGTTTTTATATAAATAATTATAGTACTCTTTACCTAATTTTAAAGTATCCATAGCACCATCTCCAAATGCCTCCACTATCTGATCTCTCTCCATTTCTTTGGCTTGTTCAATTATTTCAATCATTATTTGTCTTTTAGATTTTATTTGCTCTTCACTGCAATAAGTACCAATAAATCCTTCATAATGAAATCTACCAATCAACCATTCTACTGCTGTTTGTTTCATATAAAAAAAGGTCTAATTGTTAATATTCCTACTATAAATCCTGTACTAAATGCTGTTGCAATAATTGCTCTTCCCTTGAACGTTTTAACTTCAATAGTGTAATGGTTCATGGGTAAGCATAAAAAAGGGTTAATTGCTGCCATCATAACCATACCCATCCAATGCTCATTCATTAAAAATCTAAACCCTGCTATGCTATTTGCTTCTAAAACTATTGCTGAAATAAATACAATTAATAATTTCCACCATTTTACTTCTGTTTTTTTCATAATAACTTAGTTTGTGTTACTGACTTAAATAGATCAGACTGAGACTCCATTACACCTGTAGCATTAATAAAATCTATCTCTACCTTTGCAGATTGGATTAGAGTACCTGCGAGCTGAGATATTGCCTTAGCTTTATCTACCTCCACATTCACCTGGTCTGTTGTTAATGTCTCATCGCTCAATCTCTCGAGAGCCATGAAGATGTGATCTCTTAAATCACTTAATTTGTTGTGTGCCATTTTTATTTATTTTTTTTATTAGTTTACATTTTAATCTCATCACCTGCTGAAGCTCTTTAGGCAATCTTTGGATGGTATTTCTAGCCATGTTTTCCTTTTTAGTAATCATCATCAGATTATCAATATCATTATTTAGATAATTACCATCCTTATACACTACCACCATTCCTTTAGGAATTGGTCCATTGTGCTGTTCCCAAGTATATCTATTGAGGAGCTGCCACTTTGAATCTGCTAGCTTAATGTACTGATACATCTTCCCTCCTGTATCTTTTCTCTGATGGATAGTACCTATAGGCTGAGTATTTACAGGCTTAGAGCCTTTTTTAAACATTGTCCTAGCCACTTTCTGATATACTTCTGTGGACATTTTTTGTCCTTTGTTAGGAGGTACAGTGCCTTTCTGAAATTGAGTAGCTTTACCACCTAGATAACCTGGAGGGAATTGAGTAGACCTTAAGTATTTAGGATCTTTCTTAATACCCATAGCCCATGCTCTATTATAAACTGATGACTCACTAAGTCCTAAGTCATCTGCTATCTTTTTAGTAGGCTCAAATGGATACCTTTCTCTGATGATATCATTCATACCTCTTCAATTAGCATTATTAAATCATCATTTTTTTGTATGAGCTGCTTAACATGATCAGCATCATATGCCTCCACTATCCTGGTCACTAACTTGACAGGACCATTCCAATAGTCAAAGGTCTTATACACTACTTTATATATCTTCATTGTCATTGTTTTTTATTGGCACATCTAAGCCATACATTAAATCAAACATTGCAAAATCTCTATTTGCATTCCTCTTACTACCCTCATAATTCTGAAAGTACCACTCTCTAAATTGTAGGTATTTTTGGTGAGTATAATCACCATTAGCTATTTCATCCTGTACCTTAATAGCTAGCTGTGTGAACTCATTTATCATCTCTGAGTAGTTTAGCTCTGCAGATTTGCAGGTAAAGTTCTAAATTAAAGCTACCTCTATCTTGTCTCTGCCACCAATCTAATTGCTGAAAAAGTGTAATCATGTTATTATTCATAGCTTAGATTTAAGTAGGTTAAGATTTGCATCACTTAAAGGAAACTGAGACATATCTCCATCATCAGTCTCTGTAGCATTGTAGGTAAATGGCTCAATAGTACCTGCTATATATACATCACTATCATAGTCAGTAGTCCAATTAGAAATGTATTGATTGCCATTTTTGTATAGGTCTATAAAATTCATAATATAAGTTCTAAAAAAGTGAATAAAAATAAGATTGATAGTATTACAGTTGTAACAATAAGCATAGCTATAGCAAATGCTTTCTCTTCAGCTCCTACAGGAGTAAAATAATTAATTAGTCTCTTCATTGTATTATTTTTTAAATTGGTTAAATAAATTCTCAATTTCTTGTAATTGAGTTTTGTCTAAAAAAGTAGTTAAAGTTTGAATAATTAAATGCAGTTGATTTGTGTTTAGCTTATCCTCCTGCTGTTGTACTTCTAAGTAATCTAAGATTTGATTAAATGTTTTCATGTGTAAAAGTTTTAATTGTTGATAACTATACGCCAAAGATATTAAAAAGTTTTATAACTGCAATAAAAAAGAGTAATTTATATTCATTCTAAATAAGGATAGGTCGCAATTTGCGACTGCAACCGCAGAATATTATAATATTTTTGGGATAGTTAATCGGAATTATGCCTATTATGTAAAGCATATCTTACACAAAAAAAAAACAGCTGCGTGCTGGGGAGCTTACAACTGTTTTCTTTAACATGGAAACAAGTGCTAAGTTAATGTTTATATTTGAATTTCAAAAATTCTGTGTAAGTTTTATTATTTATTTTAAAATGTTTTCTACAATCATTGCATAACATCCAATGATGGATAGTACCTCCTGCAGTTACTACCTGTTTATTATATCTTACATTATAGTTTGTACATTCAGGACAGCAGAACTTATCATCTCCCTCCATTACAGCATAGTGAGTAGATGGAGTAGTGTAGGAATTAAGTTTATTGAATACAGCTTCTAGGACAGTGACATCCATTTTGCAATACTCTACCATCTTATCCATTGCTTTCTGATCTTTCTTAAATACTATGTCTTTCCACAGGTCAAGTCCTCCTGTATCCATCTTCTGACCTACTCCTAAATATTTAGCTATATAGTCTAGTTTATTTGAGTTAAAATTAAAGTACTTTCTAGCCCATTTAAGAGTATCTATAGTCTTAGGTGAGGGCATAACATCAATACCATGTAATAAAGCTCTTGTGCGTATCCATTTGAGGTCAAAACGGTCACCATTATGCCCAATTAGTTCTGTAGCTTGAGCCATAACTTTAAGGAATGCTTTAATCATAGCCTTATCTGACTGCTTTTTATCCCAAGTTAGGAACTGTACATCATCCTCATGCTCCCATTTGTAGCAGATGCAGATAATTGCTCTCTCATGAATGATGTCACCTGGATTAATAGTTAGGTTATATCCTGCCCTCCAACAGACAGACACGTTGAAACTCGTCTCAATGTCAAAAAACAGTCTTTTTCTTACCATAGATATTTCTCCCTCGCAAATTTAAAGAGATATGATAGCAGTAAGCCTATGCCTACTCCCACAAATAATAGACTAAGATTGCCTCTAGTCTTAGGTCTTGTAGCTTTAGCCTTAGCTTTCTCTACAATACGATCTTTGTAGATAGTTTTGACCTTTAGTTTATATTCTATTTTTTTTTCTAGTCTAGTCTTAGGCACATAGACTGATTTATACTTTATAATAGTATCCTTAGTAGTGATGAATTTTTCCCATACTATGCTATCATGAATGATAACAGGTATAGAATCTAAAGTTGTGATTCTTATAGTATCTCCTGTCTCTTCACAGCTATATCCTTTCTTAATTGCTTTATTAAGATGGTACTGTGCAGAGCAGCTGCTGAGTAGTAAGATTATAGCTAAATATCTCATCATTCTTTTATTTCAAAGTGCATCCAATCGTAGTTTTTCTCTCTACCCAAAGATATAAAGCCATGCTTATAGAATATATCTATCATTGCCTTATACTCAACTCTTGCAAATCTTGCAGTTTTCGATGATTCTTTAAGTAGATTTCTAGCAGGATCTAGATCAATGGCTATTCCCCATGAGTGCATGGATAGTGCTGTACCTCCCCTCATCTTTCTATAGTTAAAGCATCCACCGAATAAATCAATCCCTAACTCTTTAATCTTATCATAGCCATAGGTAGCTAGAAGCTCATTGAATACAGCTGTAAAATTATCAGCTACTAACTTATGGCACATCATAGAGTTGACAGTGCTGTCTAAGTCCCAAGCTATTCTCATTGGATATGGTAGCTTAATCTTCACTAAGTAACCTGCACCTGTTACATTAGCTGTACCATATTTAGATGTCAGTTCCCATCTAGTCATTTCAGTTTGTTTAGGTCCTCTTTAACTTCCTTAGCTCTAGCAAATAATGCCTTTCCACTTTGCCACAGGTCCAAATGGTAGACTTGCTTGTATGACTCATTGATTGACATCACCTCGATGCTGGATAACACTAGTGCAACCACCTTTGTGAGCATAAATGGTACACTGAAAAAAGTTAGTATGATATCATTTAGTATGAATTGGTCTATTAAAAAGAACATAATCACAGTAACTTCATAGAGTGCTAACTTGCTAATGATAGCTGAGAGCTTTCTGCTAGTAATTTTATCTCCTATCTTCTTAGCTTTCCAAATTCCTGTGATAGTATCAATGACAATTAATACTCCTATCATTATAAGGATGCCACTTATTGGTAAAAAGAATGCAAAGCATATAGAGATAAGTGTCAAAAGTTGTGATTGTATAGATATTAGTAGTAGGGATAGTTGTGCTTTCATTCTTTAGATTCTATTTCAGATGCTAGTAAAAAAGTAAAGTAAGATATTAATAGGCATCCTAAGAATTTAAAATGTAACTGATCAGCAAATACTAAAGAGATACCTGAAAGATATCCAAAGCCAAAAGTTAAGAATGATAAGATGCCTGAGTGCTTCATATTATTAAGATTGAATTGTTATAGCCATTGTTACCTGCACCTCCACATAGACCATTACACTCTAGCAATCCATTAGATAGACAGCTACAGCCATCAATCATAGGTCTAAGGTCAGTATCTCGGTTAGTTGTACCGGTGAATATAGGATACAAAGCTCTGTTTTTAAGTAGGTATCTGATTAATCTTTGCTCAAAGAATGCAGCCTTTTGTGCATAGTGTTCCATACTGAATGCTATAGTACCTCTATCTACAGATGAGCTGTTATCTCCGAATTGAGTTTGCAATCCTTTATTCTTTAGCTGTAATGATAGGCCAAATACAGCATCTTCTGCAGCTCTCCATGCTATAATAGGCTGAATGAATGTAACTAGCACTTCTTCATCAGGATCTAAAGTCTGAGCATTGTACTTAGTAAGCAAGTCATTATAGAATGTAGTGCCTAAGATAGGCATGATTCTCAGCTGAGCTTGAGTAGCTAAGTAAGGAGTAACATTGTTGACATCTACATTAGCTGTGATGGGTGTGTTATTCTTTAAGTAGGTTTCTGTTATAAAGTATAGCATCAGATTGTTGGTGTTGGTGTATCATTCAATGGAGGCAAAGATGCTAAGGCTCTAATTTCATTCTTAGACATATTCTCTAAGACTTTAGCAGCTACTGCAGGATTCAATGTATTAAGTGCATCATTAGTCTTAGAGGTATCTCCCTCAAGTTCTACTATTGCCTCATTAATTATTTGATAGTTATTGATAGTGAAATCTGCATCTATCTTAGCTATGAATAGTAACTCATTAAAGATGTCAGATACCATATCTCTCAATGGCATTACTACGTTTTTTTCAAATATGATGTAAGCCTGCTTAATATCTGAGCCATTACCTAATGATCCTGTAGTACGGATTCCCATTAAGATAGGATCAATAGTGTGACTAAAGCAAATCTGCTCAGTGTTTAGCTGTGATGCCTCTTGGAATAGACTATCATTACCATTGGTAGGTAGTGACTCTATTTTTGGCAGTTGGTCTGCTGAGTTTGCAAAGAATGCTACAGCTTTACCTGCATTAGCAGCACCTTTCAATCTATCAATAGTATTTCTTATCATGTTCTTCTCCTCCTCAGACTGAGGTCTTTTAGGAAACATCATAGCAAAGCTAGGAAAGACTGAATTTTGAATATTACTTTTAGCAAAGTAGCTAAGTTCACCTGATAGGAATGCAAAGTTAAGTGCTGAGGTGTACTGAGGTAATGGATAGAAATCCTGCCCAATACATTCTACTTCATATACAAATAACTGCTCATAATCTCTAGAGGTAGGAGTGTATCTCCTTATCTCCTGGACTCCAATCCTACTAGCCCAATCATCACAGATATAATATCTCTTTCTGTCTAAGTTTACTCTAAGTTTCTCAGGTGATAGATTGACAATTTTTGTGAGCTTCATCTTATCATCAAAGCATAGCTTGAAATAAACTCTATTGTGCAGTATTAGTTGCTGAGTTACTGCAGGTACTACCTTTTTAATGTTTAATTTTCTCTCAAGTGTGTATAGCTCTAGCTTATCTTGAGGAGTAAGTCTATCAGCTACTATATTAAATCCACCACCTACAGCTGCATTCACTTTATACCCCACTATTGAACCATGCAGTGGACTAGAATAGAAAATTTGATTAAGGAGCTCAGGGAATAGGTTATCCTGCCCAAAGGGGATGTATCCATTAGTCTGATTCCTACCATTTACATAGGGTAGTGTTAAGTTAGCACCTCCTACTTTAAGGAATGGAGTAGAGAATGATTGATATCCCTCTACTATTTCATGCTTTACTGTTTTAAAAAAGTCTTTTAATGCCATAATTACTCATAAATTGATTGTACTATTGGTCCACTTACTACCATCCTGCCCTCTTCAATCACTACTCCTGTAGAGTTAGCAATAGTTGGAGGTGTGATATGTGACTCATAGATGCTATATGTATACTGTCCTTTGATTAGTTCCAAATCTACAGGCTCATCTAGCAGAAACTGATTGAATCTTTCAGGATAAGCTGAGCTATCAGCAGTGTAGAATGTAATAGGTGCAGAAAGTTTGTCCATTTCATTCTGAAAGACAAACAAATAATAAGGATTCGGCAGTGTACTTACCTCAGTTAGGGTAAGGATAATCTGATTGACCTCATCTTTTTTAATGTATATCATATAACTATATTATACTAAGGTCAAAAAATGTTTAAAAAAAAAGCTCTACAATATGCAGAGCTTTAATTATTAGGGTGTTAAGTATTATATAGCGGGAAATGCAGGTGCTATTACATCAGCAGCCTCTATTTCATATGCCAAGTGGTCTGACTCCGCAAGTAGTGTAATACTGTACTTAGAACCATCAGCTCTCGCTGTGCCCGAACCTTCACCTGTTGCAGTTAATTGTAGATTCTCAAAGTACCAATACTTACCATTTGCATCTAAAACAACAGCAGCTAAATATTGCTGACCTGCTCCTAGTACATGGATAGCTTCTGACTTCTCTTTGTCTCTTCTATTGAACATTAAAGTAATAGTCTGAGTTACAAATGTAGAGCCATTGATTAGGTCTACTGCAGTATCCTCAGTATAATTACCTGTATTTCTATTGATTTCAAATGTAGCAAATGGAGTAGTTGTAATAGCAGTAATTATCCAAGCTCCTGCTGCTACTGTTGTAGAGGTAACTCCATCCTGCTGATTAATCCATACCTTTCTAATACCTCCTGTATTATTATCACAGGATTTTGCGATGTTTTGTAACGCTTCACAGCTCATTGTATATATTTTAAGTAAAGGGAGCTCATCACTCCCTTAGATTTATAAATTAGTTAATTAAGATGCAGAGTTGTAGAATACAATCTCATTACCATTAACGTGAGTAAATCCTACTTTCATGTTTGCACGAGTTCTGATAACAGGTGTAGCAACAGTATCAGCTAAGTTGATAGCTCGTAATGCTTTCCCATCACCTTCAGCATCAAATGCATATAAGAAATTCCCTCTAGGTGAAGCAACAATAGTAGACTTACTAAGCATTCCAGGACATAATACCATCTTAATTCCAAGATAAGTAAAGTCTAATGCTTGAG